CAGAAATTCTTGCCGTATTACCAGAGACTGGTAAATAACCGGTAGGGTTGTCTGTTTCAAAATTCATATTTACATTCTTCGGCCCAAAACTAACTGCACTAGGTTTGGTCTCTCCCATTAAGTAAACTGGTTGAACTTCAGATTGGTAATTATAAGTTCCAGCAACAAAATCCTCTACTGATCCTGATAAAGTTGTATTTTCTATTGGTATATAATGAGCTACAGAAGCATGTCTAAAGTTAAGAACCTCTTTATCAGTAGGGGCTTGTTCGGTGGTGGGTACAAATTGACCATTTAATTGATCAAAGAAAGATATCGAAGCGTTTGCTATCGCAGGAGCATTTGGACTAAAATTAACAGAATACGAGGTTAGGTAACCACTATCAAAATTTAACCCTCCAAAATTACCTGATATTACTTGACTTGATTTAAAGGGTATTTCAGCTTGACCAGTTATAAAAGATTTAAAATAATCAACGCCAGTTAAATAATAATTAAAAGATAAAGTGCCACCAATACCATTAGTTGCTGTAAAACTTTCCGTATGCCGCTGTTTTATGTTATAATTAGGTTGTAAATTTGCCTGAAGAGAAATTTCTGCATTTGAAGCTAGAATTTCATTTCCATTAACCTGTAATTTAGAATTGTTTGCAGTATAAAACACATTAATAAGCAGCGGTTAAAGTTTTCTGAGTCCTAATAATATCGTCTAACCCCACAGATGCAGAAGTATTGATTTGTTTTGCGTCTGTTATCCTAAGTAGCATAGGGTTTGCAGTAGGAGATAGCCCTTTTAATTCCAAATTATAACTGGCGGCTGTTTCATCGTATTTTAAGCCAGAATTAAACAAGTCTTCAGAAACGTTAATACTTTCAGAAGCGTTTGTGTAAAAAGTGGTTACTGGAAACTCTTGGCCAATTTTATAAATAGGATTATGGTTAAAGCTTATTGAATAATCTGCACTATAAATTGTTGCTACTGCAGGGTTTTGTGCCGATGTATCATCATAAAGTTTTGTATTTAAAGTCGATGGCATCGTAGTGTATCTTCCGTGAGCAATACCTGTAGTTACCGAGGTCCCCACAGCTACTCCTGCGCTTACCCCGCTTAATCTACCGCTAACCGGAAGGTCGCTACCCGAACCAAAGAGAGTAAAAGCAGCACTGGAAGAAGAAATACTGTTAGCAGTTGTGTTGAAACTGTAAGAATTTAAAAAACCTACCCCACTAACATTTGCGCATTTAATTATTACCCCACTAGCTTCTGAATCTGTAGAATTTTTAATCGCATCAGCTAAATAGTTTATAATATTACCATTTCTCTCAGAAGTAACACCTATACCCACAATATTTTGAAATTCTCCGGTTATAGTAGTTAAAAAGTTAAAAGAAATATCTCCTACCCTTGCTGCAGAAGGAAACTGACCGATTGGACCCTTTTTACCTACAGAATAGATGGGAGACTGTGAATTATTAAAATTTATACTACAGTCCGTCGCTATCAGAGTTTCTCTAAAGTTAGTACCTAGAGCCTGAATTTCAACCGGAGCCTTATCGTAAAATATTCTTGCCATAACCTTTTTTGATATTACACTATTTTTAGCGCAAAATGAAAGATCTTAAGTTAAAATTGATCCTTGCGTTAGAATCATTGTTAGCGCTAAAGGATTCAGACGTTAATAACATATCATCAAAAGAGTACTTTAATAATATATCGTGACTGTTATTTTTTTTCAAAGTTATTACTGTATTCTTAAAAACAGTTTCGTCAGGTATAAGACGCATATTCTTTATTTCATAGTCGTCTGGTTCTATTTCAAAATTTACATTTACTTCAATAGGAGTCCCAGCAATTACCCCAGTAGGTTCATCATTACCGATTGCATAAATCGGAAGTCTTGGCGTAGCTATATTTACATTAAAAGAATTAACCCTGTTGGTAACAAAAGTGTCTAAATTTATTTCCATTGAGCCATAACTCGTTACATTAAGGCTGGTGGGGGTTTGAGAGGTTTGTTCCCATGAATCAAATTGAGCACCAGTGCCAAAATTACCGTAAATGACTGAACTTGTAGAAGATTGCGGTATCTGCCCAATAGCACAAGTCGCTGAATAAGTCTCTAAATAGCCTTCGGTAAAGTAAAACTTCTTGCTTCCGTGGTCTACTACACCACTAAAAGGCAATGTCCCTGTATAATTCTGCATAGGATCGCGCGATTTATAACTGCTTAACTCACTCGGAACTGGTAAAAAATGAGTTAACAGAGTATTTACCTCCAAAGTAGCCTGTTGTGGGCCTTCTGGATAATACTGTATAGAATTTATACCTAAATTCGACACAGGTCTCGCCACGGAGTTATAAGACGCAGTCAAAGACTGTACCCCTTGTATTCCGCTACCGTTGATTGTGAGCCTTTCAGCTTCCCTTGTTATTCTACCTAACATTACTTTATCTTTATTTTACACTCTTTTTTCAGTGTATTATAATAATAAAGGATTAAGGTAAAATGGCTAACGATAGTATATACAATATTGCGCAACATAACTCTGCTCGAACCTATGTAAAAAATTCCATAGTTTTCATTCAGGAGCTGATAGAAGAGAGTAATGGAGTCCCAAAAAATATCAAATATTATTACGCTTTACAAGACGTACCGTCTAGTACAGCGATTACCAATGCTAGTTACTGGGGAGGTTTTACTCGCACATTAGGAAGTACAAGTATCACCGGAAGTGAAATTTTACCAGAATTTATATGGATTCCATCCTATAATGTAAGTGTAAACAATCAACCCAGTGCAAACCCCATCGTTTTTGGAAACGGTTACGAACAAAGAATACAAAATGGTATTTATAATACGCTGATAAAGATTGATTTATCATTTGATATGCGAAACGATTTAGAAGCTCGATCTATTTTACATTTTCTTCAGGCTAGAAAAGGTACAGAAAGTTTTATAATGAAACATCTCCCATCTATTTATAGTGACGGAAGCTACAAAAAAAGATTTTATTGTGCTAATTTTACTTCAAATTTTGTTTTTCATGATAACCACTCTGTCAAAGCAACATTTATAGAAACTAATAATTAAAATGCCAAATAATTACCCACAAACGCCTGAAGTAGCTCGTAATTCTGTTAAATCCCTAAATGCAGAAATTGCTAATCTTACCCCTTCGGCTTTAGTCACGATGTTTGAGATTGATATTTCTCAACTTGCGTTAGATTCCAATATAAATCTTTCACAAGACGCTGAATCCCAAGGAATTCAACAGGGTCAAGCAGAAGATGGTATATTGAGGTTCCATAATAACATAAAAGTTTTTAATTCTTATATTATATGGCAAGGTAAGACTTACTACCCTGCCCCGATAAAGGCTTCAGGTTTTGAAACCACTACAAAAGGTTCTCTACCTCAACCGTCTCTTTCCATTACAGCAAATTCTGAAAACGGTATCGATCAGATAGCCCTTTTAAAATACGAAATAAGAAAAATAGGAGATATAGTTGGAGCTAAAGTAACAAGAAAAAGAACTTTTGCCAAATATTTAGATACGGTTAATTTTGGAACGAGTAAGCTGGCACGAGTAGGTAAAGAAAGTAATATGTTGCCTGCTGGCTATGAACCTGATCCTTATGCCTATTTGCCAGATGATATTTACTATATCGAAAGAAAACAAACAGAAAACAAAGTAAATTTAGTCTATCAGCTCTCCTCAGTGTTGGATTTAGAGGGAACAAAACTTCCCAAGAGAGTATTGTTGGCAGATAAATGTGTTTGGCAGTATAGAGGTATTGGATGTTGGTACCAGCACCCGGAACAGGGGAGTGAATCTGGAGGAGGAGAATTACAAAACTATGCTACAACCGATACTACTCCTGAAAATGTAGAGATACCTATTTTAAGAAAAGCTAGATTAAAAACTTTAAGAAATGACGGTATAATAAAAGACTCGGATGGAAACAATGTCACAGAGAACTCGTCAAACCGTAAAAAACTCCAAGGGTGCGGAATGCTGCTTAATTCTCCCCCTGTAGCTACTGATTCTGACGATGATATAATTACTGAAGCATTACAAAACCAATCAGTAGACAATTTTTCTTTCGAGAATCTAGGACTTTTTAATAAAGAGTCCTCGGATGGTTACAAAATTGGAAATTATGTATATATAGTAAAAGATTCAGTCAAATATTATTATGTTTGTAAAAAAACGATGAACGCCGGACAAATTGTAGCACCGCCTAGCACTGACTATTGGGTTGCTGATCAATGCTCAAAAAGTTTAACAGGATGTAGATTAAGGTGGGGGGCGCGAAATAGAAAAACTGCTAATAAAGGCGGTTGTCAAATTCAAATCGGACAATTGCCATACGGAGGATTTCCTGCTGCTAAAAAAATAGCAAGAGGAGGGTAAAAAAATGAAACTCACTGAAGATATAAAAAAATCAATAAAATTGCATTCTCTTAAAGAAGCTCCAAAAGAATGCTGTGGTTTAATCGTGTCTCGTGATGATTCTAATCAAGTTTTTAACTGTCGAAATGTCTCAGATGAACCCACCAAACATTTTTCAATCTGTACTCTGGATTATGTTAAGGCAAGTGACTCTGGGGATATAAAAGCTGTATATCACTCTCATCCATCTACCAGTGAGAAATTTTCATCCTACGATATGTTGAATAGCAAGGGTCATGATCTGTTTTATATCTTATACAATATTGAAAAAGATATTTTCTCTACATTTGACCCCAAAAAAGAAAAAACATTTATTCATGACAAACCTTTCGTAATGGGTAAAACTGATTGCTATAATTTTGTAACAGAATATTACAAGAGCTTAAATATAAATCTATCAGACTCTCCAAAAACACGAGATGAAGAATGGCAAAGTAAAATGCCTAACCTACCTGAAGAAATAGCTTCAATGAACCCTTCTCTAAGAGAGATTGATGATTTTTCATTGGCAAAGAAACATGACATATTACTTTTTAAAATGATTCCCGGAAAAAAAGCTAATCATGCCGGTGTATACCTAGGGGATAAAAAAATAATTCATCGACCTAGAAATATGTATACGACAATCGAGAACATGTCTGAAAAAATCATAAAAAAAATCTATAAAATTTATCGTAATGAGCAATTTAACTAACATTAAAGTTCATGGCATTTTAGCTGAACAACTAGGAAGAAAAGAATGGAAACTTTCGGTAAACAGTGTTTCTGATGCTATCAGAGGCGTAGAAGCCAACTGTAAGAAGTTTTACAAAACCCTTTGGGAGAATGATAGAAAAAATATAAAATATAGAGTACTGATAAATAAAAAAGATTTTGCAATTGAAGAAGGTAAAGACCCTAACACTTTAGAAGGTCTTTACTCGTCTGAGTTAACGTTAAATAACCCTAATATAAAAACAATCGACATCGTGCCAGTTGTTGAAGGAGCTGGAGGCAACGCAATGGCGATTGTAACAATTATAGTAGGTGTAGCTATGATAGCTATAGGAGCTGGGGTATTACTTCCTATGATGATGAGTAAAGCCATGTCAACTGCCTTAATACTTGGTGGCGTAGGTTTGGTAGCTGCCGGTGTCACAAACCTCCTAACACCTATGCCTAAATTCGGAGATTTTAGAGAAATAGAACAAGGGGGATCAAAATCTTATCTTTTTAACGGTCCCGAAAATACAATTCGAGAAGGGGGTCCGGTATATGTAGCTTACGGAAGATTACTTGTTGGTAGTCATGTTATACAAAGCGCTGTAGATACTCTAGATATAGATGCAGAAGTACAGCCTAAAGACGAATGGGGTAACCCCACTGATGGGCTAAAATATTCTTTTAACCCAAGTATACCTATAAATACAACAAATTGGAACGGAGGAGAGTAATAAAAAATGGGATCTAAGAAAAAACCTAAAAAAGCACGTAATCCAGTAATAGATGTTGCTGCAGTAAGAGTAGACTCAAATTCAGACGGAGTACCAGAGTACGTAACGTCTCGCTCTTACGCTGAAATTGTAGATTTAATTTCAGAAGGGCCTATCGAAGGAATAACTAGCGGTAACTATAGTTATACTAGAAACGACAATGTAACAGGTTATCAAAAAGTAGAATTCACTCATTATACAGCAACAGGCGTAGACCCTAGTAGCGCAACTCAGTCAAAAGAGCTTGGATTTTTAAGGTCAGTTTATTGGAATGAAGTACCTGTTGTGGATAGAAGTGGATTTTATAACTTTTCTTCAGTCAACTTAAATTATGTAAAAGGTAACCCTTCTGGAGATATACCTGAAGCAAATGAAAACCTTCCTACTTTCGGCGCTGTAGGTTCCAACAGAATAATGGACCTCTCCATCAACAGAACGATAGGAGAAAGACTTTATGGACCTGAAATTAAAGGGGCAGACGATTCACCTACTAACACCAAATACGCAACATCAAAATCTCCAATAGATAAATACGCGAAGACTTATAGTATACTTAATAAAGAATGTAATGAAATTATAGTTCGTGTAAAAGTACCATCACTACAAGAAAATTTACAATTCGGCGAAAAAACTTATAAAAAACGACAAGCAGCGACAGGTTATGGAGATACAAAAGCTCGCATTATAGAATATAGTATTTTTTATCAACCTATGTTCAATGATAGGTTCGGGTCAAATAAAACGACAAGTGATACATTCTCCCAATTCTCCACTGAATCTTGGGAGCTTGCTAAAAATGAAATAATAGAAGGTAAGATAGAAGAAGGGTATATTAGATCCACTACCATTGATCTTTCAGACAAAGGGTTTCAAGATAAAGATAATTTCGAAGGATGGAGAATAAGAATAGTAAGAACTACCCCGGAATCTATTACTTCCTTTTTAAGAAACCAATCTTTTGTAGATTCTATTGTTGAAGTTTATGGAACAAAATTAAGATACCCTTACTCATCCATGGTCTATTCTTTATTTGATGCAAGATCTTTTCAAAGAATACCTTCCAGAGCATATGATGCGAGATTACTAAAAGTAAAAGTCCCCAATAACTATAACCCATTATTAAAAAGTTATGGAGACAGTTCTGAGTCCATGGCAACTAAAGTTCAGGGGATAGCAGTAGGAGCAGCTACAAACTCAACCACAAGCACTAACGGCGCTACTTGGACAAGGGTCAGTGAAGACGCTACTGTAGAATGGGACGGTAATTTTGCTGAAGATTTGATTTGGACAGATAATCCCGCTTGGTGTTTTTATGATTTGATTACTAACCCTAGGTATGGGTTAGGAGAATTTGTAGATGCATCTCAAATAGATAAATGGGCACTCTATGATGTAGCAAAGTACTGTGATGAACTTGTAGATGACACTTATGGAGGGTTTGAACCGCGCTTTACAATTAACTATATAATTACATCCCGAGAAGAAGCTTTTAAAGTTCTTAATGATTTATCTTCTATTTTTAGAGGTATAGCGTACTACAGTAATGGTAGTATTTTTTCATCTCAAGACAAACTCAAATCTGCTATTTACAGTTTTAATAATTCAAATGTCCTCGATGGTAATTTTACCTATTCTAGCTCGGCAAAGAAAGCCCGTCACACTGTAGCTATTGTAAGATATAACGATAAAAGAAATAGCTACCAACCTGCGGTGGAATACATGGAGGATGAAGAGTATGTAAAAAGGTATGGGATTAGAGAATTGGAAACGACAGCTCTTGGGTGTACCAGTAGAGGACAAGCAAGGAGATTTGCGAAATGGATTTTAGCCAGTGAATCTGAAGAAACAGAAACAGCTAGTTTTAGTGTTGGTATGGATGGGGCTTATTTAAGACCCGGTGATGTA